CTCCTCAACCGGGGCCATTGTCAACAAAAATAACCTTGAGTTCCAAGCCTATGTGAAGAATAGGGAAAAAATGAATGAAGAGAGAGAAAGACTTAATTCTCTCCAAACAGAAGTTTCATCTCTAAAGGATGATATGAGTGATATTAAGAGTTTACTTTCAAACATTACATCGATGTTGAAACCGAACTATAAATAGTCAATATAGAAGTTCTTATATAAATGGCTCAGCCTACCACCAGACAAGAATTCACTGATTATGTTTTGAGACAACTTGGTGCTCCTATTTTGGAGGTCAATGTTGCTGACGAACAGGTTCAGGATTTGATTGATGATGCCATTCAATATTTTAACGAGAGGCACTTTGATGGTGTCACCCAGGTATACTTAAAGTATCAGGTAACTCAAGACGATATTAATAGAGGTAGGGCAAGACCACCTGGTGCTCCTCAAAATCAGAATGGGACTGTTGGTATGGCATCAACATCCGCTACCGCAAATATTGTAGGGACTGCCACTACATTTACATATTATCAAAATAGTAATTATATACAACTCCCACCTTCAATCATTGGAGTGAATAAAGCATTTCAGTTTGGTGGTGGAATGGGACAGGGTATGTTCAATGTCAGATATCAAATGATGTTGAATGACTTTATTGGTCTTAATGGATGGGGTGCATCTGGATATGATTTGACATCGTATTCGATGACGATGAGTTATTTGGAGACAGTTAACTTTATCCTGAATACTCATAAACAGATTAGATTCAATCAGAGAACTGATAGACTATATTTGGATATTGATTGGAGTGAATTGTCAGTTGGTGAGTTTCTTGTTATTGATTGTTGGGCAGCAAATGACCCCAATGATTATCCAAGAATTTGGAATGACTCATTCCTAAAACCATATGTAACTGCCCTTGTCAAAAAACAATGGGGTCAGAATTTAATTAAGTTTCAGGGTGTGAAACTTCCAGGTGGTATTGAATTTAATGGAAGACAAATATATGAAGACGGTCAAGCAGATCTTGATAAGATCCAAGAAAAGATGATGAGTACATATGAACTTCCACCTTTAGATCTTATTGGGTAATACGTTATGCTCAACCCATTTTTCCTGAACGGTAGTCAAACTGAGCAGAATCTAGTCCAGAGTCTTGTCAACGAACAGTTGAGGATGTATGGAATAGAAGTTTATTACTTACCCAGAAGGTATGTTACAACTAATACAGTTATACAAGAAGTCATTCAGTCTGACTTTACTAATGCATATCCAATTGAGGCATATGTAGATAACTATGATGGATATACTGGTCAAGGAAGTATTCTATCGAAGTTTGGTATTGAAAATAGAGATGACTTACAACTCATAATTTCGAAAGAAAGGTACGAAGACTATATTACACCACTGATTAAAGATATTCCTGATATTGAACTTTCAACAAGACCAAAAGAAGGTGATTTGATTTACTTCCCTCTTGGGGATAGATTGTTTGAAATTAAGTTTGTAGAACATGAGCAACCGTTCTACCAACTCAAGAAAACGTATGTCTATGAATTAAGATGTGAACTCTTCCGTTATGAAGATGAAGTTATCGATACGGGTATCGAAGACATTGATGATAAGATTGCACAGATTGGTTATATTCAGACACTGACACTAATTGGTGCTGGTAGATCCGCAACAGCAACCGCACAGGTATGTCCCGCAGGTGCAGTTAGTCAGGTAACTATTACCAATATGGGTAAAGATTATGTGACACAACCTCAGGTCGGTTTCTCTTCAGCACCTCCAGGAGGAATTACTGCTACAGGTATTGCATCACTATCTTATGACTATCCAAATTGTAATGGTATAGGTGGTAGAATTTCCGCCATTCATATGACAGATGCTGGTTGTGGATATGTAGTTCCCCCTTGGGTATCAATAACTGGTGATACTGGTGTTGGTGCAGCTGCTATTACTGGTATTTCTTCAGACGGTTCTGTTCGTAAAATTACAGTTACCGATGGTGGTTCTGGATATATTAAACCGCCCAAGGTTTCTATTGGTTTAACTGCAGGAACTTATCCACTATTCAGTGATACCAATTACTACTGGGATGATTCTACTAGTACATTTGACTCATTATACCCATCACCATCTAGATATGCTGTGGGTCTTGCGACAATTAGTGCGGGTATTGTTACTGCAATTTATATTATAGATGGTGGTTCTGGATATGATACCGACCCGGTTGTAATTATTGATCCACCGTTTGTTGATAACCCCAACATTAGTGTCGGTGGAATGTTTGTGTTCAATGAAATTGTAACTGGTTCTGTATCTGGAACAACTGCAAGAGTTAAGGAATGGAATGGTATTACAAACATTATTGAAATCAGTATTGTAAGCGGTAGTTTTGTTCCACAAGAATATCTAACCGGTAGTACATCTGGAGCCAGGTATGTAATTGGTTCTGCAAATACTGACGATTTAGTAACTCCTTTTGCAGATAATGATACCATTGAATCAGAAGCAAAAACAATTTTGGATTTCTCAACATCCAATCCATTTGGTATGCCCTGATAAATAGAAGTATATGTCTTCAAAGTAATGTTTGATTATTTTTACAATGAGATCTTTAGATCTGTAATTATTGGATTTGGTTCATTATTCAATGGAATCGAAATTCACCATAAGGACGAAAATGATTCTACTTTTAGTGTCATCAAAGTTCCTCTTGCTTACGGACCTACTCAAAAATTTCTTGCAAGACTAAAACAGAACCCGGATTTGAATGCACCGGTTCAAATGACACTTCCGAGGATGTCATTTGAGTTTACGAATCTTGCATATGATTCTTCGAGAAAATCAACTCAAACACAGACTGTAGTTTATACAAATCCTGACGGAACAGAGACGAAGAAAGGATATCTTCCCGTTCCATATAACATGACAATCACTCTTTCAATTTACACAAAATTGAACGATGATATGCTTCAAATTATCGAACAGATTGTTCCATACTTTCAACCAGGTTATACACTCCCCATCAAGTTCTTGGGAAATCTGAATGAAGTAATCAATGTTCCAGTTCAACTGGACAACATTGATATGAGTGATGATTATGAGGGTAATTTTGATACAAGAAGAGCACTAATTTATACTATAACATTTACTGCAAAGACTTATGTCTTTGGTCCTCTCAAAGATGTTTCTTCCGATATCATCAAGAAGGTTACTGTTGGATATGTTGCTGGTTCTACCAGTGGAAATTCTTATCAGAGAGATGTTACTTATCAAGTTACACCAAGAGCAGTCAAAGATTATGATGGTGTGGTTGCAACTCTTCTTGCAGAGAATGTTGATATGGTAGAAACTGTAATCGATGTTGATGATGGAACTAAAATTCCAGAGAAATCTTATATTTACATCGGTCAAGAAGAGATGTATGTAGAGAATGTGACAGGTAATAGGTTATCAGTTAAGAGAGCTCAAGATAAGTCACCACTACAAAATCATTTACTTGGGGAAAAGGTATATACGATAACCCAAGCAGATAATGCACAAATCGAAGTTGGTGACAATTTCGGTTTTGATGGAAATCTTTTCTGAGGTAAATCATGGATAAGTATGAAAAACTCAATGAAACTTTTGATATTGAACCAATAGAAGTAATACCGGAAAAGAATGCTATCGAAAAAAAGATAGAACACTATAAAAATTCTAAAGAAGATATTCGTAAAGACTACGAATATACCAGAGGTAATTTGTATTCGATTATCGAAAAAGGACAAGAAGCAATTAATGGTATTCTTGAACTTGCACAAGAAAGTGAGATGCCTCGTGCATATGAAGTTGCGGGACAATTGATTAAGAGTGTTTCTGATGCAACTGATAAATTGATGGACCTTCAGAAAAAACTGAAGGATGTTAATAAGGAAGAGGAATCGAAAGGACCAACTACTGTCAACAATGCCCTTTTTGTAGGTTCAACGGCAGACCTTCAAAAGATGTTAAAGAATGCCGGTAAAGACATAAATACATAAAAAGATTGAAATGGCTGTCGAATCTATTAATATACAAATTGATAAGGGAACAGATTTTTCACAAAATTTTGTGATGAAGAACCCTGACCAAACCATTATCGATTTGACTGGATATACAGGGGTATCTAAAGTAAGAAAGTATCCTGAAGACTCTAGTAATGTTCAAAGTTTTGCTGTAGGTATTGCATCAACTACTGGAACAATTACTTTGTCAATGGGTACTACAGTTACATCGAATCTGACAGTAGGTAGAAACTACTATGATATCCTTGTAACATCAGGTTCTAGTGTAGTTTCTAAGGTATTTGAGGGTTCTGTTATGGTAAATGCTACTATATCTGTGTAAAAAATGGATAACTTAGGAGATTTCTTTTCTCTTATTGGTGAAGAAAAGAAAAAAGACAAAGAAAAGACTAAAGAAATACTTGGAGAGGTATCCTTAGGAGACCTTTTTGCAAGTTTGAGTGAAGAAAAAAAGAAGGTTAAAGAAAAAAGTTTAAAAAAAGAGAAAGAGTTAGAAAAAATTAAAAAAGATGCTAAGATTTTTGAAGCATTCTTGTTTAATGAGCCCCAAGGGTAGAACAGAGTGCAATAAAGACAGTAAAGGTTTTAGAAACTGAACTATTAAATCTTAAGAGTACTTTTCCATACTCAAAATTTACATAGTCAAGGTTTTGAGGTCAATAACATTAATGTTTCTGGCATTACTACATCAACAGGTGGTTTTGTTGGAGATGTCACTGGTAACGTAACTTCTACTACAGTAAAAGCATCAGATAAATTTTACCCACCAACTCTGACGACAACACAAAGAGATGCATTGACTGTGACACAAGGTGCGATGATTTATAATACAACAGAGAGTAAAGTTCAGATTTATCTTGGAACTGAGTGGAAGTCACTAGCATTCGAACTGGATTCTTATACTTCTATCAGTATTCTATAAATAATAGGAGAATTCGTACCAATGTCTGTAGTAACTGATCTTGAAAAAGGTTTAGTAAAACTAAATAATACATCTCATAATTCAGTCGATAGACTTATGAAGAAGGTTGCGAAAGATAATGACATCTCTGCAACAGAACTTCATCATAAGTTCAAGGCTAAACACAATATGATTCCCGACGATTGGATTAAAACACAAATACAAGAAGGTAATCTACATAAATGGTTTAAGGGATCCAAGTCTAAAGACGGTAAGTCTGGTTGGGTCAATGTGGTCACTGGTGGCACATGTGCTAGTGATAAACCAGGTGAAGGAACACCCAAGTGTGTATCTTCTTCAAAGAGGGCTAGTATGACTCCTGCTGAAAGAAAGTCTGTACAAAGCAGAAAGAAGAAAGCAGACCCAAACCAACAATCAAAGTCTGGTGCTGCAAAACCAACTTACGTTTCAACTGACAAACCAAAGAAAAAAATGAAAGAAGAAATGGAAATCAATGAAGCGGACAAGAAGGGTAAAGGTAGTGGTAAGAAGGATGCATGTTACCATAAGGTAAAGGCATCTGCTTCTGTATGGCCTTCTGCATATGCTTCTGGTCGTTTGGTTCAATGCCGTAAGAAAGGTGCTGCCAACTACGGTAAGTCAAAGAATGAAGAGTTTATGGCTCTTCCTGAGATGACTGATCTTCAGATCAGGTGTATGGAAGCCGCGGGTATTGAAGTAGAAGTTCTTGACGAAAAGTGTTGGTCTGGTTATACCCAGAAGGGTATGAAGAAGAAGGGTAAAAGAGTAGTTCCCAATTGTGTAAAGACTGAAGGATATGATGTTGGTGATATTGATCAAACAGTTGGTGCCGTAACTCCTATTCCTAAGAAAGATCAGGATGATGCTAAGGCACGTATCCTTGCTAAGACGAAAGCAAAGCGTGAGAAGATGAAGGAAGAAAAGACTATCGAAGAGGCGACTAGAGTTCCTGCACAGAATGGTAATGTTTATTTGGTAGGGTTTACCTGGAGAGGTAAATACGTAATGATGAAACTTTTCTTCCCTGATGTTAAGAGACCATCTAGAAAAGAAGTACAGTCAGTACTTGAGAAGATTTATCCTGGCTGTTATCTTCAAAGATTTGATCTTGCACCGTATAACCCCGGCGAACCAATGCTGAATGTTGGTGTTAATGAAGAATCTAGTAAGAGTTGTTCTAAAGGTGAGTACTATTGTAATGACTCTAAAAAATGTAAGCCAGTACCTAAAGGTCATCATGTAATGCGAAATGGTGATTTGATGAAAGATGAGAATCACGATGAAGGTGGTGATATGAGTGAAGGAGCCGCATGGACCAAAAAAGAAGGTCAGAATAAGTCTGGTGGTCTTAACGAAAAAGGACGTAAGTCTTATGAAAAAGAAAATCCTGGTTCTGATCTAAAAGCACCTTCAAAGAAAGTTGGTAACAAGAGAAGAACATCATTCTGTGCAAGGATGAAAGGAATGAGAAAGAGACAGAAACCTTCTAATAACACAGGTGAGGATAGATTGTCCAAATCACTCAAAGCGTGGAACTGCTGATATGAAAGACTTTAAAGAATTTCTCAATGAATCCGTCACTATTAATGGTGACTTTAATGGAACACTCAATGTTGGTGGTGATAATTCTGCTTCTCCCGAACAACAGGTGGAAGAAAATTATCAATATGTTGCAGATTTTGTTTGGATGGGAAGTATATATAGAATGAAGTTGGAACAAAACAATTCTGTAAGACTACCAACTAATCAAGAGTTGGCAGAACAACTACAAAGTGAATATCCTGGTGCAATTGTTCAAAGGGTATATCCAGTAGAACAAAGTCCAACAGTGAAGTTTGGTGATGTACGAAGATATCACCCTGGCAAATTAGATTGGGTTTAAATTATGGCTATTTGGAATTCTGGAATAGGTACATTTCTTAAACAAGAGACTACCTTGTTTGAAGTGATGGGGATTGCATCAAGTGATGGTCAATATATTTCTACTGATAATAGATTTCCCGTAGATGCTAATATATCGGGAATCTCTTCAGATACAGTTATCTCCATTGGCAATAGTATTACGGTAAATCAAGGAACTTCACCTTGGGTTGTATCACCCATACCCCAAATTTCTTTACCTCCAGGATACGGACAAATCCACAAGTTTGGTGCTGTTCCTGAAATGAGTCAAAATACTAATGGAACGATTTGGGATGAGAATGACACAAATTATCCTTGGGATACAATTTCTGCAGGCAGTCAACTTGAAGTTCGAGTTGTAGAGCCAAATAATGAAAATAATACTAGTACTGACCTTGATGGAGATACTGTAGAGATACAAGGACTTGATGTAAATTACAATGTCATTACAGAGACTGTAACTATATCTGGATTCTCAGCAACTACTACTAATACATTTTACAGAGTGTATAGAGCGATCTATGCAAACACTGCTGATATTGCAAACAGTAAGCGTATTCTAATAAGAGTATCTACAACCACTGTTGCAAAAATATTAGAAAATATAGGACAGACACTGATGGCAATATATACTGTTCCTGCAGGTAAAACTGGTCATATAATGAGATTAGATGTAACTGCACAGGGAACATCAACAGGTAGTTTTAAACTTTTTGTTCGTGAAGGAGGCACAGGGAATTTTGGAGTAAAACACGTTGCATATGTAAATGGTGTTGGTGGTCAATATCAACTTACTTATCCAGTTCCTCAGTCATTCCCAGAAAAAACAGATATTGATGCAAGAATGCACACATTAACAAATAATGGTGGATATACTTGTACATTTGATGTTTTGCTTACGGATAATTAATTATGAGTAATGATGTCTATTTGGGCAACCCATTATTGAAGAAGGCGAATACTTCAATTGAGTTTACGCAAGAGAATATTGAAGAATATATTAAGTGCAAGCAAGACCCGGTATACTTTGCAAATAATTATGTAAAGATTGTGACCTTGGATCATGGTCTTCAACCATTTAGAACTTACGATTTTCAAGATAAGTTAATCAATAATTTCCACGAGAACAGATTTAATATCTGTAAGATGCCTAGACAGACTGGTAAGTCTACAACCTGTGTATCGTATCTACTTCACTATGCTATCTTTAATGATAGTGTAAACATTGGTATTCTCGCAAACAAAGCAACAACTGCAAGAGAACTATTAGCAAGACTGGCTACTGCATATGAGAACTTACCTAAATGGATGCAGCAAGGTATTCTGGTCTGGAATAAAGGAAACATAGAACTGGAAAACGGATCAAAAATACTTGCAGCATCAACTTCCGCTTCAGCTGTCCGAGGAATGTCTTTTAACATTCTTTTTCTGGATGAGTTCGCCTTTGTTCCTAATCACGTTGCTGACGCGTTCTTTGCCTCTGTTTATCCTACTATCACTTCTGGACAATCAACGAAAGTAATTATTGTTTCTACGCCTCACGGCATGAACCACTTCTACAGACTGTGGCATGATGCAGAAAAACAAAAAAATGAATATATTCCAACCGATGTTCATTGGTCAGAAGTTCCTGGTAGAGATGAGGTCTGGAAAGAACAGACAATTAAAAACACGTCCGAACAACAATTTAAGATTGAGTTTGAGTGCGTTGGAGGTAATACATTGGTAGAAGTTGAGAAAGATGATATTATCAGTGAGATGAGGATAGAGGATTTATACAATACAATGTGAGTTTCTTGGA